ATCATTATAGATCGAGACAGCATCACCCGCTGCAAATGTAGCGTTGGGTATTGTGATGCCAGCAGACACTGCGATGCACTTGCCTACGTCACCAACCACGGCAGTAGTGGTTGTGGTCGAACGAGGAATACTACGGTAGCCTATGGTCACGCCGTCGATGGTGGCCCCGGTCGCCACTGAGGTGACGGAACCGGAGAGGGTGAGGTTACCCGAGGTATTAACCGTGCCGCTGAGGCTCAGACCATTTGCCGAACCCGTGCCGCCCACACTTGTAACAGTGCCACCGCCTGCCGTGGAGCTAAGCGTACCGCCTGTGAGCGACAATCCACTGCCAATGCTGATTTCCTCAATAGCCCCCGTGCTGGCAGTGGTGCGACCCAAGATGCGCGCAGTGGACATAGTAATGCCACTAGAGGTTACAGCACCGGACGCAGCTGCACTCAGGTTAGATCGCGCAGTCGTCGCATCAGTAGCCCCGGTACCACCCTGCGCCACAGCGAGTGCTGTCGTCAGGGTCAGAGAGTTTGCACGTAGAGAGCCGTTAACATCAAGGCGTGCACTTGGCGACGTGGTGCCAATTCCGACATTGCCGCTACCCAGCATTGAGAGCGCGTTAACCGCACCGGCCCGCATAGTGAAATCCACACGCGCAGTGGAGTCGTTGTAGCTGTCTGCAAAAGTCGTGACCAGCGTACCCGAACTGCTCCGGGATATTTTATAGGAATATGTAGCGTCCCCGAAGGCCAGACCGTCATTAAACGGGATGCTAAGCCGTTCCCATGGTGCGGTAGTGCCGAACCCTACGTTGCCGGAAGAGTTTATAACCTGACGGATATTGCTGCCGACAGTGATGGAGAAACCTGAGTTTGAGATGCCCTCCACATAGGGGTTTATGTCGACTGAGTTTCCGCCAGCAAAACTTGTATTAAGGCGCAGCACCGTGCCGTTATTAAATACTTCCAGTCTTCCACCCGGTGCGCTTGTCCCGATCCCAACAAGACCCGAGCCAGTAACGCGCATGCGCTCATTGCTGTTAGTAAGGAACTGAATGGTATTGGAACCAGTAGCGCTAAGCGAGAGGTCTGTGGCGTTCGCCAACATCAAAAGGCCACTACTGCCGTGGATGTAGCCCACCGTGGCCCCCGCCTTACTGATGTTCAGAAGACCGCCATTGGTAGCGTTGTTGAGGTCGAGCGTAGTGAAGTTGGTGTAGTTGGTGGGTGCGTTGGTGCCAATTCCGACATCGCCAGCTGCGGTGATACGCATACGTTCGGTGTTGGCAGTCTGAAACCTAAGTACGCCGCTACCGCCCGTTGCAAAGCTGGCGTTTATATAGGACCCGAAAGCGTCTGCACCTGAAATTAACTGGTTGGCACGGGTGGCGTCGGTTTCATGTAGCGTAAGCGTGCCTCCGCTACCAACAGTGGTGCGGATACTACCGTTAACCTCAAGGCGCGCAACAGACGGCGTGGCCCCAATACCGACAAGGCCGGTAGAGGTAATGCGCATGCGCTCGACTTCGCCGCTACCAGAAGGTGCAGTGCTAAACGTCAACGAGGCGCCGGTAGAATTAAACGCCCCTATGTTACTGATGTTCCCGTTGCCGCGAATTGTCGTTACAGTTGTGCTGTCCTGAGAGACGCCGAGGTTTCCGCCGATTACGGCTAATTTCCCGTATCCTGATGGCGCGGTAGTGCCGATCCCAACATCACCCGCGCTAGTGACGCGCATGCGCTCGGTATAGAGCGTCCCAAATGTGAGGGCCTGATTGGCTGCCCCCGCAGTGATGAACGCACGCTTGTCGGTGGCTGCTGTTCCTGTGACGTAATTGAATAGGTTGGCGTCCACGCCGTTTGTAAGGGTGGTGCCGCTTTCGAGCCCACTAGCACCCGTATTAACTTGGATATGCAGTTTTTCTGCGGGCGAAGTCGTCCCAATACCCAGTCGGTTGTTAGTGTCGTCCCAGAAAAAGTTCGCGTTGTCTTGCGAGAAGACACCCGCCGCACCGGCAAAGACGACCGATCCCTGCGTAAGAGCTGTAGAAGAGCCTGTACCGCCAGACGAGATGGGCAGTGGGGTGCCGAGCGTAAGCGACGAGAGGTGGGTGGTTACGTTAACCACGTTAGTGCCATCGCTATAGACCCACATGGTCTTACCAGCCGGGACGGTGATGCCCGTGCCCGCAGCGGTCTTAACCACGATGCTATCGGCACAGTCGTTTGCTACGATGTAGGGCTTCTCGATGCTGGGGACGACGAGGTTGCGAGTGGAACCCCCGGTAGTGCCGGTGCAGCGCAGGCGCATGTGGCGCGCAGTCTGGCTTGCGTTGGTGTCCGTAAGGGTAAGCGTGACGTTGCCACTGGCGAAGGTGACATCTGCCGAGCCGACAATAGCTTCCTCTAGCGCCGTACCAAGGTTGGTATTGGTGACGTTACCCCATGTGGTGTTGTTCTCACCCGATGCCATCAGCTGGATTTTGATGTTGCTATACGTACTCGCCATGTCGACACCTTTTTAACACGTTTTGGTGGGTGTTTCTACCCGCCGAGATATTGGGACAGCACACCTGCAACGGTTGCTATGGCGGCTAGAATAGCTGCAATTTTAGATTTAGTCCCGAGCTTCTTTGGGGCGCTCTCCATAGGCAGGATTTTATTTGTTACCTGCTCGACGGCTGCCTTCTTGATGAGTTTCTTCAGGTCCATACTTACCTCCTTACAACCAAGTTGCGTACTTCTTGGTTTTCAGTTTGCGGTCGTCGAGGCCATGCGTGCCGCCGTTGATCCGCTTCGTCAGCGCGAGGATAGCGGCGTCATTGACGCCCTGATCGCAAATGCCCCACAGCTTGTTCCGGTCGAAGAACCACAGCGCGCTCTCGAAGCAGAGTTCACCAGCCACAAGGTCTGGGTTTGTCATCACATCGGGGCGGTTCACATAGTTGGCGAAGGCTTGGTAGTTGTCATGCCCAGTGAGTTGAAGGGCACCCCTGCCTCGAAATTTCCATCCGTCGCCACTGCTCTCGGGGCCATTGCCCATGCGGTTGGCGTATACGCGGTTTGCGATTTTCATCGGCTGCCGGGCATAGGCATTAGCCAGAGCGTCGGTCGGGAAATACTTACCGAAGATGCCGCGCAGGCCCTTGGCGCTGTAGTTCAGGTTTTCGCTGAACGTTTTGAAGTTGCCCGACTCATGCGCCGTTTGAGCAAAGAAATGCGCAGCCCGATTAGGTGATAATTTATAGAAAGCCGCAGCTGCCTTAAATGTTCCCGGGCCGAACGCGCCATCTGCGGTTACTCCGATCTTTTGCTGTAGATTTACAAGGCTCATTTGCCAGCACTCCGCCAATCAGGGAAGTCATTTTCGTCGACAACACCGTCGCCGTTGGCGTCGTAGCGCAGGTCGTTGCGATACTTCTCCCAAGGTTCCATCTCGTCGTCATCGTCCTCTTCGTCCGGCGTGTCGATAAACACGGTGCCCTGCGGGTCGTCGTAGGTCTTCAGCTTCATATCGGGCGTCAGATCAAGCTCCGGCTCGGGTTCGGCAGGCTCCGGTTCAGGCTCTGCCTTATCGCGCGCATTAGCGTTGAGGCTCAGGCCACCCAGCAGGCCGACAAAGGCACCGATGATCGTCTGGAAGGCGGGGTTGACCACCTCAAGGATGGCTGCGCTGTCGATGACATCATTCGGCACAAACAGGCCCACAACAAGCGCCAGCACCACAACGAGGATGACGGCAGCTAGTGTGACAATCGCAATGCGGACTACGAACTCAACGGTGTCATTGACGCCCTCTTGCTTGCTCTCAAAATCTCTAAGAAAGCCCATCATTCGATCCTTATGATAGCCTGTGACGCCAGATTGGCAGGGAACTGTATGGTAAAATTCTGGGCTGTGACGGTCTTATCTTCCCCGAAGTCCAACACGCAGACCGCAGGGTTAACCAGCGGCGTACCGTCCGCAGCATTGGCAGAGGGAGTGGTGTTGTAGATAAGCGCACCGCGCGCCGTCAGCGTGACGTTAGTGAAGACCGCATTGACGAAGGATGTGAACCCCTGCTGCGCAGCATTGTCCGTAGTAACCCCGAGCCGTGTCAGGATTATGCCTCCTGCGGTGTAGTTGGTCCCCGTCGCTTCGCCAGTCGCGCTATACTGCGTTGTGTCTGGACCTAGGTTAGCAGCTGCAGTGTAGAGGGCGATCTTGAACGTGTCGCCACTGGTAACCCGGAAGTCGTGGACCCCAAGAAGGACTTGAGCTTTGAAGGAGGTGCAGAGTGTCTGGTTCAGCATATCAAGCCACCGGGTAGCGCGCTTGCTGCGTGCGGTACATATCCTGACGGTTCTTGCCTTCGCTCAGCTGGCGTAGCTGCATAATGGCATCGTCATAGCGCTTTTGGTAGCCAGCAATCACGTCAACTTCACCCTTCATAAAGGTATATGCCTCCAACAGAGTGCCGTATAGCAGCACGCTGTCAAAGAAGTCGCCAAGCCACGAAGAGCCAGCATCCACAATGGATGGTGGGTAGCGGTAATAATGCAGCTCGTAGCTGTAGCTCGCGTCCGGGGTAGGGCCGAGGATGAACTCATCTGCATTGAAGAACGCATAGTGCGTAGGCTTAGCTTCGTAGGACGGGTTCGGGAACGCCGCCCGGATAAAGTTCACGTCCTTGTTGAGCAGATACTCATAATCCCCGCTGGCGTCGATGACGGCAAGGGAGAAGTTGGACAGCCAGTCTGCAGGGGCAGTGAGATATTGGTTACCTGCAGTCATAGTGCCAGTGATGGCGTAGCGGGACACAAGCAGGTCTACAGTATTGTAGATGCGCTGCTCGGCCTCCCTGATAAACGTATTGAGCTGTTCGGTGGAGGTAAGCGTCACCTGCCCGGAGCCGCCAGAGGCAGTCCAGCTAGTGTTAGGGAAATCGTTTTCTACGTAACCCTTAACCGTCTCGAAAAGCTCGTTGTAGTTCATCAGCCCATCTTCGAACTATGCCCGGTACCCTTGGTGGCTGCACCGGTTCCCCGGGTTTTGCCTGTCTGAGTATTGGCGATTTTGTTGGGGTAGCCGTTGTTGCCGTCGTCCTGCGTATAGACCTTAGGCTTGCGATATACCTTCATCTTATCAACCCCTCGATGACTTTTTCTGGTTGGCGATCTTGGCAAGGTTGCGACCGAGCGCCTTCATCTGCGCGTTGGTCTTACCGCCCTTGGCCATCTTCGTCAGCTTCTTGCCCGGGTGCATAGCTTTCTCATGCTTGTGCACAGCCTGTTTGATATCCTTCTTGTCCATCATCAACTCCCTATCTGCACGGTCACCGTGCCTACCACACCATTACCTATTAGCGTATTTGGAAGGCCAGATAAACCCAAAGGATTATACAGCCCAACTGGGTTCCAGCCCCACTGAATTATCCGGCTACCCTCGCCCGGCAGGCCGTTATTGCCTAGTCCCGACTGCAGATAGCTGTTGTCCCTGCGCGGATTGCGTAGAGCCTGAGGATCGTCGACCGGATACATACCCAGCTGCAACTGCGGCTGATCGGGTTCCCAGCATGTGGGGCACACCAGAAGATTGACGTTCTTGGTCTTGATAACCAGCTGCTTGAGCTGCTTGAGTTTATACCGAAAGCCGCAGCGGTCACATTCGGCAATCGCCTTTTTGCCTGAGGCAAACCTGTTAGGCATGGGTCACCTCATATAAACATCTGGCGGGGCGCTATGCGCAGGGCGGCTTTCTCACGGTCTTCGTCTGCAGCTTGCTGCCACAGCTCATCATATTGCATTTTCAGCGCGGGCATGCGCTCAAGGCCGCCCGGCAGTTTCATAGACAGATGGTACGCCAGACCCGCCACCATGCAGGGGAGGAAGCGGAACGGGATGTCCTGCGTGTTGACACCATGCCCTGCATCCTGAATGCGGCGAAGCCGCCAGTACACGAACGTATAATAGTTAGACTGCTCGGGGGCGGGCCACACGTTGATCTGCGGCGGCCTTACGCCAGTAACCGGATAGTCTGCGCCTGACTGACGGTTGATCCACACCTGAATGGGGCGACCCTGCGCGTTCTTGTTCGGGATCGTAGCGTATGTGTCTACGCTGATACGGGTAATGTTGATGTCAGTCTGGTTCGGTGTGCTGCCCGGGCTTGTGCGGATGACATGCTCAAGCAGGTCGATGGTGTTTGCAGGCAGGTCATAGGTGATCTGCCCCTGCAGGAGAGGGATCGAGCCTTGCTCGATGGTCCACAGATTTATACCCTTATTGGCCCACTCGATGGTCAACAGGTTCAGACTGCGGCGCGCAGTGCGTAGGTCATAGCCCGTGCGAAGCTCGGCACCACAGCGCTCGAACGCCTCTTCCACCAGAGCATTGAGGTCTAGGTCAAAAGCCGTAGTGCCACTTGTCGTCATCGGTATCTCGCAGTCTTCTTAGCTATGGCCTTAGGCTGCTTCACGAACTGCTGGCCCTTAGCTTTACCTTCACGCTTGGCTTTGCTTGTAGCAGAATATTCTTTGGCAGTTAAGGCTTCGCGCGCTTTCTTAGGTAGGTACCGCTCGCCTGTCGCTTTGGGCCCCTGTGTCGAGGGTTTGCCCGACTTGGTGCCCCACTTCTCGTCCGTCCATTTGGACAGCGACTGCTGCGCTTTGGTCTTGGGGCCGGAGTAACCGCCCCCAGATTTCTTATATTGCTGGGTAGCCAGCTGAGCTTTGCGCGCGGACCACTGACCCGGATTGCCGCCTTTGCCGCCAGCCTTGACGCTAGCAACTATGCGTTTCCATTTGGCCTCGTCCGTCCGTGCCATTACTTGCCTTTCTTGAAGCCCTTTAGCAGCTGCGCAAAGCGTGCACGCTGGCCCAGTTTGCCCGGAGCCTTGGCAGCCTTAGCTAGCTTTCCTGCCGGGATTTTTTCACCTTTCTTAGCGCCAAGCTGCGCACGGAGTGCGCCGGGCTTCTTGATCGCTTTGGAGATGTCGAGCTTGGCTTTGCCGCCCTTCGCATAAACCGCGACGTCATTCGGATTATCCTTACGCTTGATGGTCTTCTTACCCGGCATCTTCGATGCCCTGATATCACCCATACCCCGACTAGCGCGCATGTCGTTCTCCTTAGGCCCAGACGCGGTAGTGCGGCGAACTGGGGTCAATAATGAATGGTGCCAGAGCTGTCACCTGATCCTCGGTGGGTTCGAACAGCAGGCGCAGGTTGGTGTAATATTCCGGATAGGTCACGTCGTTCATCGTGATCGGGCCAATGCGGTCGATCAGCACCTCGTAAGATGCAGGAACGATAGTCGTGTCCTCCCCCTCAGTGACTTCCACGCACAGGCCAGTGTCCAGCATAAGCTGGTTGAACTCAGCTTCGTCGACATTCTGTAGGCAGTAGTCAGCCATGATTTACTCTTCTGCGGCAGGTGGCAGGGCGGCGTTAAACGCCTCACGCGCAGCGGTGATGCCATCGTCGGCGGTAGCCGTGTTGTACTGGTGCATGTAGGACTGAGCGGCCATGTTCATCACGAAGTCGACATAGTTTTCATTCGTGGCAAGCGGTGTGGTGGGGGCGACGTAATCGTCAACGATCTGGACGGTGTAATCAGTCATGTGCTTCTTCCTTTGGTTGTGCAGCAGCTTCGAGTTTCTCAAGCAGGGTTGCGGCTTCCTTCACGGCGCGTAGGCCAGTGGCCCTGACGCCCGCATCCAACAGCCCGGCAAGGGCCTGAAGTTCGTCGTTGGTGAGTTCGAGAGTAATCATGTTCTTCCTTACGGTTCGATTGCAATCTGGACAGCCGCGCCTGTAGCGAAGCGCGCCATCAGTCGGGTCTTACCCGAGCCATTGTCCTCTGCATATACGCGAACATCGTTAGTTGCGGGAGCAGCAGGTGCGGTCTGTTCAGAGAACGACAGAAACTTTCCTATCAACTGAAAATCTTTTACGACGTTAACAGCCCCATCATAAAACTGAATATCGGCAGATGTGCGGCCTACGCCAGCCCCGCTGCTAACCAAAAGGTTGCTGCCGAGGTAAAGGTTACGCGGCCTTGATGTTCCAGACGCGCCGATGTCGAACGTGTTGTCGGCACCAAATATGATATTGGCCGTTGAGATATGGCTAGAAGCGCCAAATGTAAAAGTGTCGTTACTATTGACATTTATGTAGAGAAATTGCGACCTTATCCTCACATCCCGATTGATGCCAGTGCCAGCAAACTCGCGACCCATTTCCAGCACGTTCGATGACCACCGCATAAATCCACGCTCATAGTTCGAAGCGTCGGTGAAGGTGTTGTAAACGCGGAACGTCTGCGCGTTGGTGCCGTTGCGCTGGGCTAGGGTGTTGGCTGCGTCGCGGAATAGGCGTGTGTCACCGCCGATGCGGAATGAAGACAACGTGTTGCTCAAATCTAGATAATAATCTGTGCCGTCGTAAGCTATATCCGCGATGGTGTTCAACGCCGAAAATGTTGGCGCGGAGTTGTTTGACCGAGCGAAGCGCAAAATGCCCGCGCTAGGGCTAGACATCCCAACAGGGAACGAAGAAGATGGTGTGGCCGGAACGACAGTCGTAGCCGCAAGCGTGCCGCTCTTTGACGCCATTGCTCGACTAGCCCCACCCACCTGCAAATCCATAAGCAGCGAACCGGCAGCAGATGCGCTATCTGTGACGTTTAACCCAATTCCGGTAAACGTAGTGCCAGCCGCGTTCCAAGTGTCGCTGAGAGCGTAAATATAGGCCATATTACCTTACCTCGATAGTCTGCCCTGCCCGGTCGAGGACAAGGTCGTTAAAACGGTCGTATATATTCAAAGATAACAGCTCCGGCGGCGCGGTTAAAGCCTGTAGCTGGAAGTCCGCAGCACGGACGGGGACGTAGCGGATGGAGCGGATGTGGCCGTTGAGGTAGCCTGCGCTTCCGGGGCCTACGCCAATAAGCAGCCTATCTGTTATTGGAACACTTCCGCTGGTATCAGTTACAACAGTGCCTCCGTCGCGGACATAGGCGTAGTTATCAGTGGCATAAGCCAACCCTGTTTTATACGCCGTGTTAGCGACAAGGGTGCCACTTGCGTCCATCTGGGCTTGCGAAACACCAGCGGTAAAGGCCCATCCCCGTGCAGTTGTGAGGAATTGAAGGCTGCTTATCCGGTTATTCCCCGTGCTGTCGTTAAGGGTGTAGTAGAACGACTGCCCTGTAATTTGCCCATCCCCATCAACCACAATGGCCCCAGCGGGCTGGTTATACCACTGCGAGAACAAACTCCCCGTGATCGTAGCGACATCCGCCGAGCGTGTGACCGTGCTAGCGATGGTGGGGATATAGGATGTGGCGAAGGCACCGGCTTCGAGTTGAGCGCCCCAGAGGAGAACCGCTTCGGTTCCCGCAGCCGTAAAGGTGACGTTGCCGTCTACGTTTATAGTATTCCCTGTGGCAGCGGCGGCAAATCCTACCGCACAAAAACGAGAAGCCCCAGTCACCGCCCCCACTAAGGATATCCGAAACCAACCATTCCCCACGTTCTGGATCGAAGTCGAAGCAATGGTGCCGGATGCGGACCCAACCCCGGTCTGTGTCGCGGTAGACCCCGTGCCGTCCAGATCAAACACGGCTGTGATGTTGTTATTAGTGCCTACATTCTGATTTAGATACACAAACCTGTACGCGTCTTTTTTGACATACACAGTCCATGCGTGGTTTACGCCGGTAGCCGTTGTAGGGGCTGTGGTGGTATATACTAGGTGTGGATTTATGCCCGCAGTAGCGACCATTCTCTCGGCGGTTGCCGTGCCGTCTGGAGCAGTGAAAGTTCCTGCGGAAATCGCACCTACGTTTTGTTTTGTCCAAGCCGCGTCGTCAAACCGCTCACTATACAACGCCAAATTCGTCCGCTGCTCCTCAATCAGCAATCCACGCGGCGAAAGCGTCACGGGGTCGTAATCGAAGCGGGGGCCGTAATAGGCAGTGCTGCTCGGTGCCGCACCGGGGGTTGGCACATAAGGATCGAGGCTGGCGCTGTTGGATAGCTGCGCGCCGTAGATGTAGACGCCGGAGTTACCGTCGCCTGTGTATGACGTCACGCCGTTAGCGGATGCCGTGAACACAAAGTTATTCGTAGTGCCAGCGCGGGTGGCTGTCATTGAACAGCGATACCAGCCCGACCCAACAGCGACGATGGAAGCAGTTGCGTTGGTCAGCGTACCAAGAGCGCCGTTAGCCAAATCGAAATATGCAGACGAGTTTGTTCCGATCTGGAAAACAAGCCATGATCGGCCAGCGGGTTTTGCGTAGATCGAGATAGTCTCAAGGCCGCCGACTGTCCCGCCGCCCAGCACGATGCTACGAGCGCCGGTTGTGGTGTCCTCCATCAGCTTCTGTGCGTTAAACAATCCATTTACCGGATTGGCCTGCGCACCAGTCACCATGGAACAGCGGGTCTTTACCCACGCAGCATTATCGAACGCCTCGCTGAACCCTACTAGGTTGCGGACGCTGGTGTTGTTGTAGGTGGTCGCGGTGGAGCCGAGTTCGAGTTGTGCGCCCCAGAAGAAAACGCCGTTTGTACCGCTGGTGGTAACCGCCTCACTGTTGTTCGCATCGGAGAGGCCGATATAGCCTCTAAACGAGGGGGCAGCGGGCGTCGTGTTTGTCAAAGAGCAGCGGTACCAACCGTTACCGACCGAGGTAATAGTCGCCGTAAAACCGGCAACAACTGTGCCGACTACTCCGTTCAGCACATCGAACCACGCAGCCACGGAAATGCCAGCGTTGTCGAACATATACACCCAGCGAAGCCCATTGGCTTTTAGGTATATGGAGTTGGTATATATGTCGGAAGCGGAAGGTAAGCTCCCGCGTGCGAAACGGCGCTGCGAACCGCTAGAAGTCGGGTAGGCTAGATCAGCAGTAGTCGTGCCATCAGGGGCCATGGCAACATTGGTAGAAACAGTTAAGGACTGCGGTGACCAAACCGCATTATCAAACTGCTCACTGAACGTCAGAACATTGCTCGGTGCCCACTGGATCAGGCCATTCGGGCCGGTGACGGTTGCGTTGCTGCCACGGCTGAAGGTGATGAGGTCGTTAAAGGTCGTAGTAGCCATATCAGTACCCCACCGTGTAGGTTGGCGAG